TTCTTCGACGCGAAGCAGTGGCACGAGTTCATGTCGTTCCTCCCCGGATGGGAGAACGCAATGCCGCACATCAGGCACAGGGTCCGCTCGGTCAGCGGGTGGACGAGAAAGATGCTCGGGGAGCCGACCTCGGCATGGCTGAACGGGTGAACCGTCAGCCTCATCGGCACGAAAGGCCAGCCGCGATGGCAGGCCGCAATCTCGGGACGAGATCATGGCACTGAAACTGACGGTCGATAGCCTTGAGGCTGTCGATGAGCCCCTTCGCGGCTTCTATGAGCAGGACGGAGACAAGTTCAAGCTGAAGGTCGATGGCGTCGAAGACACATCCGGCCTGCGTTCCGCGCTTGAGAAAGAGCGCAAGACCGCCCGCGAGCTTGAGAAGAAGGTCAAGCGGTGGGAGTCCCTCGGCAAGTCCGACGAGGAAATCCAGTCGCTTCTCACCGCCGCCGAACAGGCAGAGCAGGAGAAGGCGACCAAGGCCGGGGAGTGGGACCGCCTCCGCGCCCAGATGAACGAGAAGCACGAGGCTGCGCTGAAGGCGAAGGCCGAAGAATCCTCCAAGATGAGGACGACCCTCGAACGCTACCTCGTGGACGCCGCTGCAACCTCGGCCATCGCCGCCGCCAAGGGCGTGCCGGAACTTCTCCTGCCGCACGTCCAGCGGCACGTGAAGGTGGTCGAGGAAGACGGAGATTACATCGCCAGGGTGGTCGATGCGAAGGGTGATCCTCGCGTCAACTCCAAGGGCGAGCACATGACCATCTCGGAACTGGTGGCCGAAATGCGCCAGTCCGAAGTGTTCGGCCGGGCCTTCGAGGCTTCCGGCAATACCGGCAGCGGGAAGCAGCCGGGGAACGGAGCCGGGGGAGCCGGTGCAACCAAGAAATCCGATCTGAAGACGGAGAAGGACCGCGCCGCGTTCGTGGAGAAACACGGGCTCGACGTCTACAAGGCCCTTCCCGCCTGAGATCGGTTCCCTTTCATCGGCTCACAGAAGGAACCTGATCCATGGCCGATTATCTCGCTTCAAACTTCAAGGTGTACCAGGAGTACATGAAGACCCGCGCGGCGGAGACGCTGCAGCAGCAGGCCGATGGCTTCAACGCTGCCGTCAACAACGCGATCATCCTCTCGACGGTCGAGAAGGCCGGCGACTACGAGTATGAGTCCTTCTTCAAGGACATCACCTCGCTGGTCTCCCGCCGCGACACGACCTCGACCTCGGCGGCCACCAAGCTGTCGATGGCGCAGGACGAGTTCATCCGCGTCAAGCTGAACCGCAAGATCGGCCCCGTCGATCAGACCCGCGACAGCTTCCGCAAGGTGTTCGCGCGCTACTCCGAGACGGAGTTCGCCGGCATCCTCGGCGGCCAGATCGCGGTGGCTCAGCAGCTCGACATGATGAACTCGGGCCTCCTCGCCGCGCGCGCCGCGCTGGACAACGTCTCGTCCAACGCCATGCGCTACACGATCCCCTCCAGCGGCACGATCACCACCGCCGGCATGGTCTCCGCGCTGGCCCTCATGGGCGACCGCGCTGACCGCATCGTGGCCTGGGTGATGCACTCCAAGCCGTACTACGATCTGGTCAAGGAGCAGATCGCGGCGAAGATCGACGGTGTGGCGAACTTCAACGTCCAGACCGGAACCCCGATCACCCTGAACCGCCCGGTTCTGGTGACGGACTCGGCCTCGCTGAAGGTCACCTCCGGCTCGCCGGCTGTCACCGACTACTACACGCTCGGCCTCACCGCCAACGGCGTGCTGTGCGAGGTGACGGAGACCTCTGACATCGTGATCGACGACGTGACCGGCGGCGAGAACATCATCACCCGACTGCAGGGCGAGTTCGCCTACAACGTCGGAGTGAAGGGGTTCAAGTACGATGTCGGCAACGGCGCTGCGAACCCGAACGCCACGGCGCTCGGCACCGGCTCCAACTGGGACCTCGCGGCCTCCGACCTGAAGAGTGTCGCAGGCGTGGTTCTGAAGAGCCGCTGATGAATAGCGGGGCGGTCTTCGGGCCGCCCCGTTCCTCTTGTTCGGAGAAGGCGCGATGCTGATCCTGTTCTACGGTAACGACAGCGCGGCCGGGAAGGCCCGACTGGCTGCGATGAAGGCCGAGAAGGCCAGCGTCCGGCTCTACCATTCGATTGCGTGCCAGGAGGCGGAGCACGCCGATGGCATCGAGTTCATGCCCGATGTGCCGGCCGACGAGCGGGCGCGTCTGGAGGCCCTGTTCGGCTTCGCCGGGCATCGCCAGCCCCCGTTCGCTCCGCCGCCCCCTGTGGCCGCCGAGAAGCCAGCGGACATGGCATCGCTTGCCGCTGGCAAGGGGCCGGGTGGCCGCTGGTATGTGAAGCGCGGCAAGGAGATCGTCTCCGGCCCGTATCCGACCGAAGACGCGGCGTCGGCCGCAGCGATGAAGGCGGGCTGATCCCATGGCTTTGACGGTCGAGGCAGGAACGGGCGCGGCAGACAGCGAGAGCTACGTCAGCGTGGCCGATTGCGCCGCATGGGCCGTCAAGCACGGCAAGACATTCCCGTCGTCCCCTGCGGCGACCGCAGAGGCTGCTCTGCGCCGGGCGACGGCATTCATCGACGCCGCCTATCGGGCGCGCTTCCCCGGCCGCAGGCTGAACGGGCGCGACCAGGCGCTCGAATGGCCCCGCATTGAAGCGGTGGACCGCGACGGCGAGGACATCGCCTCTGACGAGGTTCCCGCCGAGATCGTGACGGCGACCTGCGAGGCGGCGGTGCGCGAACTGGCATCCCCCGGCTCGCTTGCACCCGACCTCAAGCGCGGCGGCGCGATCAAGAGCGTGAAGGCCGGATCGGTTGCGGTGGACTTCATGTCGAACGCCCCGGCGGAGACGACGTTCAAGGCCATCGACCAGGCTCTTGCTTCCCTGCTCACGAGCACGAGCGGCGGGCTGGTCGGGCGCGCGGTGAGGGGCTGATGTCCATCCTCGACGACGTGGCCGGGATCATCGCGGACGCGGCCGGCGATCTGGTATTCAAGGACGCCACGCTGACGAAGACGACAACGACACCCGCGGCGAACCCATGGGATCCGCCGACGACATCGACGACCGCCTACACCTGCAAGGCCCTCCGCGACACGTTCGGCGCCACATGGCTCGCGGGCGGGCTCGTGGACGCCGAGGACACGATCGGCGCGGACACGTGGACGATTGTTCCGGCTGGTGGCGGCAAGGCGGCGGTCTCGACCGATCCCGCGACCGCGTGCTGGGAATGCCGGGCTCGCAAGTAAGGCGCGACGTCGAGCGGTTCCTTGAACTGCTCCGCGACACGCACCCGTCGTTCCGCACGATCTACACCGAGGGCGGTTGCTTCCAACTGTACCTCATCCTGCGATCCATCTGGCCGCAGGCCGAACTCTGGTACGCGCGTTGCCCCGGCCACGTCTGGACGCGCATCGACGGCGTGTTCTTCGACATCAACGGCGGGCGGCGCTCCGTCCCCGACTACGCCATGCCGGCGACGGTCAAGGAACTAGGCCAGCCCCACCGCTGGAAAGGCTGGATGCTCGCCATGGATGACGCAAAGAGGGTGGCGTAGGTGGCCGAGAAGTCTTGGCTTCGCGACCTGATTGACCGCTTCCTGCGGTGGCTGCGACGCGCATTCATTGACGGTGTGCAGCGCATTCGTGACGGGGCGCAGATCGCGCTCATCGCTGAACAGTTGGAAGACCATGGCTGATGGCTAGGCGCGGCGGCAACCGGCTTGATAGCCTCATCAAAGAGTTTGAGCCATCAGTGCAGAAGGCGTTCCGGGAGAGTGTGGACAACATCCGCAACCCAGCGTCGATGTCTCGGTTGATCCAGCACATTGATGCGTTCGATATTGACGCCGTCGCTCGGGAACTCAAGATCAACCCCGCCTCATTCCGGCCTATCGACAAGGCTGTTTCCGAGGCATTTGAGGTAGGGGGGAACTTCGCCGCCAAGACTGCCCCGGTCAGGGGCTCGTCCGTAACGATCCAATTCGATATGCGTAATGCGACCGCAGAACGCATCCTGCGGGATCAGTCGGCAAAGTTCGTTTCGGAGGTCTCCGCAGACACCCGAAACGTCATCTCACAGACGCTGTCTCGCGGGATGGAGAGAGGGCAGAACCCGAAGACCACAGCCCTTGACCTAGTGGGCCGCGTCAACATGGCTACGGGTCGCCGTGAGGGTGGCGCCATCGGGTTGACCGCTTCTCAGGAGCAGTGGGTATCGGCCTACGCCGACAAGTTACGCGAGGGCGATCCGAGCGCGCTGGAATACAATCTCCGGGATAAGCGGTTCGACCGCATTGTGAGGAAGGCGCAGGCGGAGGGTAGGGCACTCAGCGAGGCCGAAATCCGCAGCATGGTCGTGAACTATCGGAACCGCGCCCTTCGTTACCGCGCCGAGACGATAGCCCGCACCGAGACCCTCACCGCCATGAATGCCGCAACTTACGAGAATATGCGGCAGATGATCGAGCGCGGCGAAATCAATGAGGCGATTGTCCAGAAGGTGTGGTTCTCGTCCAATGACGGGAAGGTGCGCCACACACACACCGTCCTCAACAAGACGAAGGTCCCGTTTCGCGCTGACTTCGTGTCCCCGTCAGGCGCACGCCTGCTCCATCCTGGCGACCCCAATGCACCGGCCGCTGAAATCATAAACTGCCGATGCTGGCTTGCATTCGATGCCGATTTCTTTGCGGGGCTTGAGTGATGGCGCGTGGACCGACGACAGGCGTCTTTGCTCGGTCTGGTCGCGCGTCTCAGGGCGCCGCGCGCTTTGCGAGCCAAGTGGACGAGTGGGTCAATCAGACAGAGGCGCGCGTAAACGCCGTGTTCCGTACCGCCACGCTGAAACTGGCGCGGTTGATGCAGAGCACTGCGCCATACGATACTGGCGCTCTGCGCGCCTCTCTAGTGGCGACGATCAACGCCCCGCCACCTGTGGCCGACAAGAGCCGAGAAGGCGCGCCGACCTCATACAATGAAGCCGCCATCATTGGCGTCATCTCAAACGCCAAGCACGGTGATCGCGTCCTCCTCAGCTATACCATGAAATACGCCCGCAGGCTCGAATACGGGTTTGTGGGGACCGATAGCTTGGGCCGCACATACAACCAGCCGCCGCTTGCTTGGAACAGGCTCGCCGCGGCGCAATGGCCGCGCCTTGTTAGCGAGAGCGCCGCCGAGGCAAAGGCTTCTGTGGCGGCTCGTCGTAAATGATGCTGGACACCCGATCCGTCCCTCGTTCAGCGGACTCCAGAAGCCCCCATTGAAGGGCTGCGAGCATCTCGCGGGCGGCGATTAGCACCGCATTTCCCCTCACGGTCTCTGCCTCCTGATCGCCCAACGCGCGGCGCGCATTGAACAAAAGATCATAGGCCTGTTCATCCGTGAGCTTGGGCATTACTCAACCCTACCAGCGGGCCGCGACGGCGGGAAGTGAAAGAGGTTCGGACATGGCGACGGCGGTAGAGGCGAAGATCGACGACGCGCTACTGGCGAGGCTGGCCGCGCTCACGTTCTCGCCGGCCATCCCGGTCGCATATCCGAACGTCGCGTTTACCCCGCCGGCAGGTCGGCACTTCCGCGCCTTCATCTTCCGCAACCCGACCGACCGCACGGCCTTCAGAACCCGCGTCCTCAACGGCATCATGCAGGTCTCGGTGTACTCGCCCTTGAATGAGGGGCCGAAGCCTGCGGACGAACTGGCGGGCGCCATCGTGGCGCATTTCGACCCATCGTTGCCCTGGCTGACCAGCGAGGGCGTCACTGTCCGAATGGACCCCGGCAAACCGCCATACGCAGGGTCCGCCATGCGCGATCCAGATGCCGCCTACTGGATGGTGCCTGTGACCATCAACTGGTTCGCCCAGATCAATTCCTGAACCCGGCCACAACCGGCGCCGTTCCCCGCCCTTCGGCAAGGCATGAGGCCCGCTTTCGGCGTGGCCGCGATCACTCACGAGGAGATGAGCGATGGCCTTCCAAACGGCACGCCAGATCGAAGTCGCATACAAGGCCCAGGCGGCCATCGGCACGGCAGAGTCCGGTTCGGGGGCCACCGGCTTCCGCATCAACTCCGGCGGCCTCAACCTGACCAAGGAGCCGATCCAGTCGGGCGAGAACCGCCGCGACGGCCAGCGCAGCCGTGGTCGTCACGGGCAGCGTTCAGTTTCCGGCCAGTACGTTGCGGACCTTTCTGTCGGCTCCTTCGATGCGCTGATTGCAGCGATCCTTTGGAGCACCTTCGGCTCTGCGCTTGTCATCACCGAGGCCACATCTGGCGGCCCCACCGAAATCACCACCACGAGCAGCACGATCGTCGGCAACACCGGGTCTTGGATCACCGCCGGCCTCCGCGTAGGCGACGTGTTTCGACTGACGAACCATTCGACGGCCGGCAACAACTCCAAGAACCTCGGCCCCATCCTCGGTCTGACCGCGACCACGATCACGCTGCCGGCTGGTCAGTTGACGGAGAACGCCGTCGCGGACACGGCATTCACGATCACCCGGCCGAAGAAGTGCATCATGGGTTCGACCCGCTCGGCCTACACGGTCGAGGAGCGCGAGATCGACATCGACGGCTCCGAGGTTTTTGAGTGGTGCCGCGTCTCCTTCGTCGAGATCAGCCTTCAGCCGAACTCCATGGCCCAGATCACGGTCGGCATGGCTGGTCGGGACATGGCCGTAGAGGAAGGCGGTGACAGCCCGAACTTCTCAAGCCCGACCTATTCGACCACCCAGGGCCTGACGGCTGTCGAGTGCGCCATCTACCTCGGATCGACGCAGGTGACGGACCTGACCGGCCTCACCATTCGCATCGACCGCCGCGCTGCCGGCATCCCCGTCGTCGGGTCGGTTCGCACGCCCGACGTGTTCGACAATGATGCAGAGGTCACGGGCTCGATCACCGGCCTCCGGCAGGACTTCACCCGCACGGCCGCATTCCTGGCGGAGACGGACCTGTCGCTGCACGTCAAGTTTGCCGAGAACGAGACGGAGCCGGCCGACTTCCTGACGATGTACGTGCCGTATCTCACGCTCGCGTCTTCGTCCAAGTCGGAGATCGGTCAGGATGGTCCGCGCACGCAGACCCTCGAACTGATGATCGGCAAGGACGAGCGTGGCGGCGCCTACGAGGCCACCATGATCGCGTTCCAGTCGACGGCCTCCTGATCATGACGGCGGCTCTCGAAACCCGCGTCCGTGAGGCTGCGATTGTGCTTCACGACGCGATCCTTGAGGCAAGGGCGGCCGGACTCCGGGTTGTGTGGCCTGCCGCGCCCGCGGCGCTCCCCAACATCGCCATCAGCGCTACGGCATCGGCAACCTCGGCCACGCCGCCCGATGCCGGCCCGATCGCTGCGGCGGTCAAGAAGGCCAAGCGCAACCGCGCCTGACACCTTCCGCCCCGACAGGCGGACAACCCTCGGCCGGACCCTCCGCTGGCCGGGTGTCGCATAGCGACGGGCTGGGGGCGCGTGTCGGCGCGCCCCCAGCATCCCTCCGACAAGGAACCGACCATGACCTCCCTCGACAGCCTGGCCGTCGTTGCCGACGAAGCCGGCACGCTCATCCTTCTCCATCCCACGACCAATATGCCGATCCGCGACAAGAACGGCGGTGAGGCCCACCTGCTGCTCCTCGGCATCGACAGCGCCGAAGGCCAGAAGCAGCGCCGGGAAGCCACCACGCGCGCCCTGATGCGCCGGAACAAGGCTCTCACGGCCGACGAACTGGAAGCCCAGGCTGTCGAGCAGTTGGTCGCTTTGACGAAGGGCTGGCACCTCGTGGCGCCGTCCGGTGACGTGATCGACTTCCCGTTCACTCCGCAGAACGCCCGCACTCTCTACAGCGACCGCAAGTTCGCGTGGATCCGTGAGCAGGCCGACCAGTTCATCGGTGATCGCGCTGGTTTTTTCGGGAAGTCCTCGGGGAACTGAGGGCTTGGGCGGCGCACGAGTTCGCGCTTGATCGAAAGCAAGATGGCGGCGCGTCCGACAGGGATGCGCTGCTCGACCAGATCGCCAAGGCTAGGCGGTCGGGCAATGTTGCAAGGGCTGAAAGCCTAGAGGCTGAACTGGCGGGGCCTGAACTGCCGGCCCCGCTCGCCTACATCCTCGAATGGTTCGATGAGGTCGGGCCATGCCTTTCATCGGGCATGGGGCCGGTGCCGCTGACCTTCGCTGAGATAGGCGCATGGGCTGATCTTCGGCGGATCACTCTCGCCCCTTGGGAGGCGCAGGCGCTACGGCTTCTGTCCGAGGTGTTCTGCGAGGTCAGCGCCTCACAACCCGCATGATGCTCGGATGCTGCTCTGTCGCTCCTTGAGCGGCGCCATCGGGACCGATACCTCAGTTCCAGCTACTCGGATGTGGAACGCATCGACTGTCAAAGCCTTCCTGAGGATGTCCCTGGCGTCGCCGTTGTCGAGGAGAACTTGCCCTCTCCACACGCGCCACACACGGTTCATGGGCTCCTCTCGACCGAACCGCATCAGCGCCAGCGTCGAATTGGAGAGGGATGAGTAACTTTCGGACATCAAACCAACGACGGCGGTGCCGTCGACACAATTGACCACGAATGCGGCTTCCCGCTCGCTGTAGCGAGCCCCGAAACTGCGCTTTCCGTCGATCGCGGACACCCGATCCTCGATCAGCCATGGCGACCGCTCCTGCGCCATCGCAGGCCCCGCCAGCATCGCCACCAAGATCAGAACCAGCCGCATCATCGTCTCCCGCATGGGCTGGCGACGATAGCGCCGAGCCCCATGGATGACAAATGGCCGACATCGCAAGCCTTGGCATCGCGGTTGACAGCTCGCCGGTTGTCCGCGCCACGAGCGACCTGAATAGCCTCACTGCGGCGGCTGGGAAGGCCGAGTCCAGCACAAAGGCTCTGGGGCAGGCGTCCGAGCGCGCATCGACAGGTACGCAGGTTCTGGCGCAGCGCGTTCAGGCGGCCGTCACGCAGCATAACCGCCTAGTCGGCGCAAACGACAATGCCGCACGCTCGTCAATGCGCAATGTCGATGCGCTCCGCCAACTGTCGTTCCAGATCAACGACGCGGCGACCATGGCGCTCTCCGGTGCCTCCGCGTTCCAGATCCTCGCGACCCAGGGCGGCCAGATCGTTCAGGTGGCGCAGCAGGCAGAAGGCGGCTTCAAGGGCCTGATGTCGTCCATCGGCGGGCTCATCACGCCGGCAAGGCTGGCCGTCGCAGGCGTTCTCGCCATCGGCGCCGGGGCAGTCATCGCCTACAATCGCTGGTCGGACGCGAACCGCGAACTCAGCCGCAGCCTGACGGGCCTTGGCCGCGACTCCGGTCTGACAGTCCGGCAGTTGAACGCGGCTGCGGATGCTGCGGCCAGGCTTCAGGGCATTTCGACTGGCGACGCGCGCTCAACGGTTGGCGCTCTCGCAGGAACAGGCCGCATCGGGCAGTCGATGCTTGCGCCCATCGCTGGGATGCAGCGCGACCTTGCCGCGACGCTCGCCATCGACGCGGCCGATGCGAACAAACTGCTCGCGGCGTCATTCTCCGATCCGGTGCGCGGGGCTGAACTGCTCAACGACAAGCTGGGCGGCCTGACCAATCGCACCCGCGAATACATCGCGGAACTGGTGGCTTCCGGCCAGCAGCAGAAGGCCCAGCAGGTTCTTCTCGATACGTTCGCGCCCCGCCTAGGCAGGGCCGCCGAACTCACCTCGTTCTGGGCTCGCGAGTGGCTGCGGGTGCAGTCGGCCGCATCCGAGGCACTGGACACACTCGGGAAGCTGCTCGACCGCACTACGTCCGGCAACGTCGGCAAGACCTTCATGCAGGAAGCGGAGGAGCGGCTCGCCGCTCTTCAGTCCCAGGCGCAGGGCATGGTGGTCGACCGCACCAATGGCAACGTACTCGGCGGCCGATCGTCGTTCGGCTCGTTCCAAGACGGATTTCTTTCGCAGGAGGAGAAACCCAAGCGACACGAAGAAGCTGTTAGGCGGGTGAATGCCGAACTCGAATTACAGCGGGTCGCTATGTATGCCATCCGGACTGCGCAGGACACCATCAATCTTGCCGTCGAGCGGCAGGCCGGCATGGAAGCGGAGATCGCCCGCCAGCGCCGCTCCATCGACACAGGAACCGGCGCAGCGCGTTCTCTTGGTCTGCCGGAGCGGCAGCAAGTGGACACGCTGACGGAATTGGTGAACCGCTACCGCGATCTCTACAAAGCCAAGGAGGCGGCCTATCAGCGGCAAGGCTCGTCCGAAACCGGCTTTGAGGACTACCAGCGCGCCCGATCCGAGATGCAGTCGGCGCAGCGCGCTCTACGTGATCAGTTGCAGGACAATGGCCGTGGCGTCTTCGCCCGCGACGGCGCTCTGCTCATGGAGAACAACCAGCTTCTGGAGCGCCGCGTTGCGCTTCAGGATCAGGTCAACCAGCGCGCTCAGGTGGAGCGGCAAGGGCTCACCGCCGTCACGGCGCAGGAACAGGCTCGCGCTGCCGCCGCACGCGAAATCCAGAACGCCCGCGAGCAAGGCGCGACCGCTGGCAGTGCCGAACTGGTCGCCGCTCGCGCCCTTTCGGCGGCAGAGACGGTGCGCGTCGGCATCAACCACCAGCTCTTGCAGGCGGCCCGCGAGCGCATCCGGTCTACACAGTTGCAGATCGACGCTGTGCGCGCCGAGACGGCGGCCATGGGCGGCTCTATCGGGACGCAGGAGCGGGTCCGGCTTGAGACGCAACTGATCAACGACGCCAAGCGCGAATATGCCCGACTCGGCCTTCAGATGCCCCAGGCGGAGATCGACCACTACCGCCGACTGGCCGAGGAGATGGGCAAGGCCCGTCAGGCGCAGGCCGAACTTCGTGTGCAGCGCGACCTCTATTTCGAGATGCAGCAGATCGGCCGCTCGGATACGGAGCGCAACGTCGCAAGCCAACTCCGCAACCTCTATGGCGACCAGTACCAGTCGCAAATGAATGGCGCCATCGCGGCGCAGATCAGGTTCAATGAGCAACTGCGCCTGTCCAGCGACCTCGCCCAGGATTTCGGCCGCACCTTCGTCACCGACATTCTGAACGGCAAGAGCGCGACGGAAGCGCTCGGGAATGCCTTCAAGAACCTCGCCGGGCAGTTGATCCAGATGGCGATGAACCAGCTCATCCGGTCGCTGTTCAGCAGCCTTCTCGGGGCGCTCGGCGGTGGTGGAGGCGGCGGCGTGATGTCGATGTTCGGCCTCTACGCCAACGGCGCCGCTTTTGCCGGCGGCAATGTCATCCCCTTTGCCCGCGGCGGCGCCTTCACGAACTCCATCGTCAACCGCCCGACCGTGTTCCCGATGGCAAACGGTGCCGGCCTGATGGGCGAGGCAGGGCCGGAAGCGGTCATGCCGCTCAAGCGGGACGGCAAGGGCCGCCTTGGCGTCACGGTGGCGGGCGGAGGCGCTGCGGCTCCGGTCGTGAACTACGCGCCGTCCCTGTCCATCGTGGTCGAAGGAACGGCCAACGACGACCTCATTGAGACGGTGAAGACCATGGTGGCGAAGGAGCGCGAAGACATGAGGCGTGAAATCCCGAGCCTCGTCACGAAGGCCCGCCGCGACCGCATCCTTCGGAGCGCCTGATGCCTGACACCGCGCTCATGACGCTGCTCGAACAGCGACTTGCCTCCATCACCTTCGCGCCGAACTTCGGACAGGAGACGAGCGGGCAGGCCGGCGGCCAGATCAGGGTCCGCACATCCCGCGCGCCGCTCTGGCACATGAAGATCAACGTCCCGATCGCCTACCGCGAGGAAGCGCAGGCCATCAAGGCCATCATCGGTTCCATGGGTGGATCGGTCGGAACCTTCTACGGCTGGGATACAGACAGGCCCTATCCCTTTGCGGACCCGGAAGGCGCGGCCATCGCGGCGTCTACTGTCCAGATCAAGTCGGTGGGCTCGAACGGCATCAGCCTGGCGCTTAAGGGCCTGCCGGTCGGCTATGTGCTCACGCGCGGCGACTATTTGGGTTTCACCTACTCGACCACGAAGAAGGCGCTGCATCAGGTCGTGGCGGCCACCGTGACGGCGGACGGCTCGGGCGAGACGGCCGAGTTCGAGGTGCATCCCGCGATCCGACAGGGCGCGGCGGCAAACGACGCTGTGAGCCTGTCCAAGCCGGTGGCCGAGTTCCGCATCGTGCCAGGCTCATACAATCCAGAGACCGCCGGCCTCTACAGCCGCCTCTCCCTTGAAGCCATGCAGGTCGTGACCTGATGTTCAGCCTCGACTCCGCCGAGATCACCGCGCTGCAGCAGCCGGTCATCGACAGCCGCAACTTCGTCTGGTTCACGGTGAAGGACCGCGACACGGGCGATCCGGCCTATGCGGGCTTCTGGTCGGATGCGGGGCCGTTCACCGGCAACGTGAAAGACGCCCTTACAGGTTCGACCGTATCCCGCACGTTCGCAGGCGCCGGGCTCGTGTCTGTCGGCTCCATCCCGCGCACGGTGGGCCTTGCGGTGCGGCGGGTTGAGGT